CTCAAGAATAAAGATATTGCTATTATGGTACCAAAGGCTGTGGAAGATTATGTCCGGGTTAAGTATAAGTGTACGGCATATCTTGCAAAGAAAATCTCTAAAGAATTAACACATGACAGAAAGTGATTTAATAGACTTAGGCTTTAATAAAGTAGAAGTTAATGACTCAGTGAGTCAAAATGGATATGATTACTATTACTATACCTTTGAGGTGTTTAACAATCTTACATTAAGTTCAATAGACAGTGATAGAGTAGAGAATGGTAATTGGTATGTATATAACTTAGAGTGGCCTGATCAGTTCAGAATGCATGATAAAGAACATGTCATTCATTTTCTTGAAACTGTAAATCATCATCAACATCAAGATCATCTTTAGACATAACCTTAGCTTTCTCAGCAAGGACATTGAAGATAACAAGAGTAGCTGCTGATCTCCAGCAATCATCTATTTCTGCAGATATTACATCCATAGTAACAGGAGTTGTTAGTACTTCTCCTGTTCTTAAATGTATTCTTGTGCCCGCATCTGGGTTCATTTGATTGACAAAAGATGTTCTAGTTATATGAGTTACATTAATGTGCTCAATATATGGACCATCTTTATCTTTGAATTGAATGGGTAGAAACATTAGACTATTTGGTTACCTTCTATTTTGTAATTGTTAACTTGTACTAAGTTAGCAGTTCTTTTTAGAATAGCAAAGCCATGGTTCCATTCATTTATTTCTAAGTACTCAGGAGTTAGTTCACATAAGCATCCAAGACTATATCCACGGATAGTTGTAGACTCTCCTGGACCATATACTCTTTGTGAGCTAGAACTAGTTTTGTGGAAGTGATTGATAAGACAGTTAGTCTTTAGTCTCATTAGAGCAGTACGGGCAGGTACAACACCTCCAGCACCAGGGATTTTGTCCCCATGTTCTATAAGGAAATCACCAAAGACAACTTTGGATCTGAATGGTATATACTGTACACCATGTTCAGCTACATGTAGAAGTACATCTAGTCTAAACTCATCCATGTCTATTAGTTCTGAGGCCTTAACTCTAAGGTATCTCTCAAATCTATTTTCATGGTTACCTGGAATAAGATATATAGGAATATTTGGGAATCGCGATCTGCAATAGTCTAAGAATTGCTTACCTGCTTCTATTTCTTGTTTGAAGTGAACCATTCTTGGATCTTTTTCATGGAATGAAAGCTGATAGAAGTCTAGTAAGTCACCGTTGATGAATAAGGAATCAATCCCTTCTTCTTCCATCTTAGTGAATGCTACTTCTATAGCATCATTATCTTGGTAGGGAATGTGGACATCACCTATGACACCTAGTGTTTTACATCCTGTTGGAAACACAAAAGTCTCACGCCTATTAGCATAAGACTCTGGTAAGAATTTTTCTTTCATAATTACTTCTGTTTTGAGTTCTTGTTGAAATGTTCTATCAAGTAAAGCATTTCTTGAGTGTTTACCTTTTTGTCCTCTATAGTATCTTACTTTACTGTAGACAGTTTCAAAAGAAGTAAATTTAGGGTGTTCATTATAGATCTTTCTAGCAAGAGTTTTTGATGGAGATTCTGGAAAGTTTGCTAGGTATTCAAAAATGATGTCAGTATCTTTATCTTTGTGAGAATATCTTCTTGCTTTTTCTTCCATATAATAATATACTAAAAATAATCAACATGTTTACTGTAAAACTAGTGAAACAGGATGGGAAGTTAGTCTATCCTGATGATAAATCAAAGTTAAATTATCATTTATTTATTGAGAAGCTTGCTGAGGGACAGCAGGTTGAAATGTTTTTAGGTCTAGCAGACACAGATCATAGTGTTGCTCAGCTAGCTAAAGTACATGCATGCATTAGAGAATTAGCCAAAGAATCTGGCTATACCTTTGATGAAATGAAGACTATTATTAAAAGACAGTCTGGTCTATGTTATGATGCAGGAGATGCCGAATATTGCAAATCTTTTGCAGAATGTAGTAAAGATGAATTAATACTAGCTATTGAAGCTTGTATTCAAATAGGAAGAGATAACTGGAATATTAATCTTGCTTAGTATCATTTGGTATAGATACTTCTTTTTCTTCAAAAAGATTTTGCTCATTTGCAACTCTTTCTACTTCAACGATAGCCAAAGTAATAGTAAAAAAAGATCTCTGCTCATCATTTAAATCAGAATAAGGCTTAGACATTATTTCTTTAATGTATGTTTCCTTATCTTCTGGTTTATCAAGTTTTATGCTTGTAAATAAGTGATAAAGTGTGTTTTTAAGCATGTAATAAAATGACTTGTTGATTTTGATTTCAACTAATGCATCATCTTTTAATTCTTTTATAGTAGCCATAGGTAAAAAATATATTAACAAATATACAAGATTATGACAAACAAAATAAACATTGAAGAATATAAACAAAAAATATTTAATAAACTTGAATCTAGCGGTTGGGGTAGAATCCTTAAACCTTTTATATTTAGTATAGAATTTGAGAAAATTTTAACTGAATTACATGATAATTCTGTTAATGGTAAAAGATTTACACCACCCCTTAAAGATGTATTTAGAGCATTTGAAGAATGTCCATATAGTAAACTTAAGGTGGTTATAGTAGGACAAGATCCATATCCAACACTTGGTGTAGCAGATGGAATTGCATTTAGTTGCAGTAAGTCTGAAAAAGAACAACCTTCTTTAAGGTTCATTCATGATGAGATTGAGAAATTATACCCGATCGGGACAGAAAACTATGAAAGACCCCTAAATTTAGCAAAATGGTCCCGATCGGGTATACTTTTGATGAATACAGCCTTTACAACTGAAGTTGGTAAAATTGGTAAACACTATGATATATGGGCTCCTATGGTAGCATATATATTTGATTACCTTAAGAACTTCAATCCAGGTCTAGTTTATGTGTACATGGGTAAAAAATCTCAGGAGTGGGCAGATGTTTGTGGAGAAAATTGTACTAAATTTATGGTCTCTCATCCTGCAAGTGCTGCTTATAATGGTAGTAAATGGGATTCCAAAGGTGTATTTAAAGAAGTAAGAGATACTGTACATCATTTGTACGGTTATAAAATTATCTGGTGATGAAAGAAATATTTGATAGATTAATTGCAGAAGGTTTTAGTCCTAATTCTTTTTATATTCTGTATTGTATACACAATAAGATTACTCCTAATAAATTAGTAAGTTCTTCATTAGAAATTACCAAATTAAAAGCAGGTGGTTATCTTAATGAAAATTTGGAATTAACCAATAATAGTCTTAACTTTATACAAGAAATAGATTCCTATTTTAAGAAGAGCAAGAAGAAAACATCATCTACATTAATGGGTGATAGCTTTCTTGACCAGATCAAACTTTATAATGAAATCTTTCCTAATAGAAAGTTATCTAGTGGTAAATATGCTAGAGTAAATGTAAAGACCCTGGAAAACTCTTTTAGATGGTTTTTTGAGAACTATGATTATAGTTGGGAAGTATTACTTAAAGCTACTGATAAGTATGTTGATGAGTATTCAATCCGTAACTATGAGTACATGAGGACTGCACAGTATTTTGTTAGAAAGCAAAACACTGACAAAACTTGGGACTCTGAGCTTGCAACTTATTGTGATTTGATTGAGAATGGATATGATGAAGAGACAAATTACTTTAAAGAAACAGTAGTATAATGAGTAAATTATTTATTGTTGCTGTAATAGGTACAATACTGGGATACTTTATAGTTAATACATTTCTTATTGAGATGAGTTTTATAAAGTACTTTGGAATTGAACTTGTTATAACCTTTATGCATGAGTTATATAACTATGCTAAGAGAACAGAATTAAAACATATTAAATCCAAATAAATGTCAGAGTTATTCAATGGTGCCAGGCCTTTACTGCCTGTGAGTGAAAGAGATGCTTTAAGAAAAGCTATCATAAAGATTAAAGCAAGAAGACAAGGTGATCTCAAATCACTTATTAGTGCTTGGCCCAAGTTTAATGATGCTTTTTGTGATGGATTAGAATGGAGAACTATCACCATAGTAGGTGCTAGACCCGGTACAGGGAAGACTTTATTCATGGAACAGTTGATTAGTGATATTATAGAACACAATCCTGACCAAGAATTTAGAATCCTTAAGTTCCAGATGGAAATGGTTGATGAAACCAACGGGGTAAGAAAATTAAGTCTGAATACAGGTGCTGATTATAACACGCTAATGAGTAAGGGTGGAAGACCCGTAGATAAGAGTATTTTCTATAAATGTGTAGACTATTATGAGAAATCTGTTGACAGAGACTTTATTAATGTAGTATATGATGCTTGTACCACTGATGAAATGTGTGCTACTATCCATTATGAGATGGAGAAACACAAGAAAGAAGATGGTACATTCACTAATATGCTAGTTACTATAGATCACTCAGCATTATTTAGAGTAGGAAAAGGACAGAAAGACAAGTTTGAGATGTTAAATGCTTTAGGTGAGGCTCTCACTATGATGAAGAAAAGATATCCAGTTGCTTTTGTTGTCCTTAGTCAGCTTAATAGAAATATTGACAATCCTGATAGATCTAGAGATGGAGAATATGGTAATTATATTCTTGACTCCGATATCTATGGTTCAGATGCTCTATTGCAACATGCAGATGTAGTAATGGGTATCAACAAACCATCTATTAGAAAGATAAGACAGTATGGACCAGAGAGGTATATAATCAATGACGAGGATCTCTTGGTATTTCACTTTTTGAAATCTAGAAATGGTACAACAAGGATGAGCTTCTTTAAATTAGACAGAGAGTCTATGCGGATTATAGAAGTTGACACACCTGCTCAAGCAACAAAGAAAATCACAATTTAAAAACAAAGTATGAGTACAAGAAAAGAAAGAGAAAAAGAATTTTTTGTCCAGCACATGGACACATTCAAAGCTCTCAAACTAAATGACCCATTCTTTATTATCAAGACTGCCTTCTTTCAGAAAGGTAAGTATGGTAGACAAGTTCAGTTCTTTGAATCTGAAATTGGTAAAGGAGAGGATATTTATGTTGAGTTCTATGACAATGTTACTGATGATAAAGGTACAGTTACTGATGTAACTCCTTTTACAAGTGACAGACAGTTGTTTAAATACAAGTATAATCCTTTTTATATGGAGGAATATGAAACAAAAGAAGGTTCAAATTTTAAGGGTGAACCTTATATTTTGTATACAGTTCCTGTTTCTGAAATGATTGCTGTTCTTAAAGATGGCACTGAGATTACTTATGCTCTTTATGAGAAGAGAAAAGCTGATGCTGAAACAAAAGCTAAAGAAGAAGAACTAGAACTTCCAAGATTACAGAAGACATTGTTTCCTGACTTTGAAGAGCAATTTGCTCCAAAACCTGAGGAAAAAATAGGAGAATTATCTTTACATATTACAGGTGAAGAATCAGCTTCTGATATTCTATTAAGAATTTCAACAGAGTTTCAAAAACTAGCACAAAAACTAAAGTAATATGAGCATAGTACTTCCAACTAAAAAGGTGGGACCTCAAAGAGTTAATCCTAAGAGATTAATTATCTATTCAAAGCCAAAGACAGGTAAGACAAGCGCATTTGCTGGTCTTGATGACAATCTGATCATAGATCTAGAGAATGGTGCTGATTATGTAGAGGCTCTAAAGATCCAAGTAACTTCTTTACAAGAGCTACTTGATGCAGGTAAAGCAATTAAAGCTGCCGGTAACCCATACAAGTATGTTACAATAGATACTGTAACAGCCTTAGAAGATATGGTAGGTCCTTTAGCTATTAAGCTCTATCGTCAAACTAGCATGGGTAAGAACTATGATGGTGATAATGTATTGTCTTTACCAAATGGTGCAGGATATTTATATTTAAGGCAAGCTTTCTTTCAAGTTTTAGATTTTATTGATACTTTAGCTCCCCATATTATTCTTGCAGGTCACATTAAGGACAAGCAAGTAGATGATAAAGGTGAGATGGTATTGGCTGCAAACATTGATTTGACAGGCAAAATCAAATCTTTGATCTGTGCAAATGCAGATGCAATTGGTTACATGTTTAGAAAGGGTAATAAAACCATTCTATCATTTAAGACTAGTGAAGAAGTGACTTGTGGTGCAAGACCTGAGCACTTAAGAAATGAAGAGATAGTAGTTTCTGAGATGAATGACAAAGGTGAACTTGAGTTTCACTGGGATAAAATTTATGTATAAAACAAATAAAAAATAGAAAAATGGCATTAAGCACAACAGACTTAGGAACAGGTGGTTCAGGAATGGCAAAAACAATTGCACCAGGAAATCATACATTGAAAATTAACAGCATTGAACTAGAGGACTTTAGATTTATTGAAGGTGCAAAACATCTTATCTTGCATGTAGAAACTGAACCTATTGAAGGATTTGAAGGTTTCTGGATTGATAAAGATGATGAAAGCCAAGGTAGATATGATGGTCAGATTGGTAGAATTAAAGCTAGCCAATATGCATTTGCAGATGGTGAAACTAAATCTGGTATCAAAATTCAAAGAGATAGATCTATTCTAATCTTCTTACAAAACTTATGTAATACACTAGGTATCAATGAGTGGTTCCGTGAGCAAGATGGTAAACATGAAACTGTTGAAGATTTTGTTAATGCATTTAGTAAAAGTGCTGAGTACAAAGGTAAATTCTTAGAATTCTGTGTTGCAGGTAAAGAATATGAAAGCAAATCAGGTTATACTAACTATGATATGTGGTTGCCAAAAGCAGAAAATAAGAAATATGCTATGGCAGAAGTAGAAGCAGGTAAGGTTATGACTTATGAAGAGGCAAAACACCTTAAAAAGATAGAAGTTAAAGATGTAAAAGGATTTGGTGATGATGATTCATTATTTAATCCAAATAAAACTTCTTCAGACTTTAGCTTAGACTAAATAATCCTTAATTAACAAGGGGGGTTCAGTCTTGAGCTCCCCTTTTTTATTGTAAATTATGATTTCAACTAAAAATCTAGTATCTGATTTACGGGATGTTCCCAGAGAATGGGTATTTGAGTATTATTTGAACTTAAAGGAAAGACTAATAGGTCAGGATATAAAGATGCTTTCTGCATTTAATGCTAAGGATAAAGTTCCTTCCATGTTTATATATACTGATGCATCAAACTTTTATAAGTTCAAGGATTTTTCTTCTGGTAACCAAGGTGATAGCATAGAATTAGTAAAATGTTTATTTAATCTAGAGTCTAGAGGACATGCTGCTAATAAGATTATCAATGATTACCAAGATTTTCTTTCACATAATGATGCTCCAGTAGTACTTGAGTTCAAATTTCATGACAAGTTTAAAGTTGTAGACTACGAAATGAGACACTGGAATTCCCAAGACTCTAAGTTCTGGACAAGTTTTAGTATTAGTTCTACACTTTTGGCCAAGTATAGCGTAGTGCCCTTGGCATACTTTACTATGGAAAAGAAAGAAGAAGATGGTTCTATAACTTCATTTAAGTTTACCAAGCCATATCTCTATGGTTATTTCCGCCAGGATGGTGAGTTATACAAGATTTACATGCCTAAGAACTTAGATAAGAAATTTATCAAGGTTCAGAATTATGTTCAAGGTATAGATCAACTAACTTATGAGCCCAAGTATTTGATCATTACATCCTCTCTAAAGGACTTAATGTGTTTTAATAAACTTGGTATAGGGAATGT